ATGAAAAAATATAATCAGTACTCTTTAGAAAATCATTTTAAAATTCTAGAGATACAGACGGGCAGAAAAAATCCATGTGATGTAATGGAATTTTTAGAGGGAGAGTACTACTCTAATTCTAAAGAAAAATATATCAAGTATAAAGATATGGACATAACACACTTGATAAGAGTTATGTTAAATGCAAGTGAGGATGTTGACAATAACAGAGAAGAGGTTATAAGACTAAGAGAAAAATTAAATAAACTAACTAAAATAATGGAGGACTAAATGCAGTTAAGCACTAGAGAAAAATGTACACTAAGAGATTTAATTAAGATAGAGATTAAATCTTTGGAGGTTGAAGACTATGGAAAATATAAATATGCAGAGCAGAAATACTGTGATTTTTTATTAAGCTTAGGTAAAAAATTAAAGTTAACTGACCAACAAAAAAAGAAAGCTAACAAATTATATAACAGATAGGATATAATATGAAACTACTAACTAAAGCACAGAGAGAAAAACTAATAAGAAACCATGCAGAAAATGAGAACGCAACTGAGCCTAAGAAACATAAGGTAGTTGTAAAATTATTTAATCCCGTTGGTATTGGTACATGGTACTTAACAGAATTAAATCCATATACAGAGATGGCATTTGGTTTATGTGAGATAACAGAAAAAGAAATAGGTTATGTTTCTTTAACTGAACTTGAAGAGTTAAGACTACCAATGGGATTAAAGATTGAGAGAGATAGATATAGTAAGATAGATAAAACATTAGAGGAGTTGTTATAATGATTGAACTATTTTTAGATGTACCAATGGAACTACAAGCAATACTTTTATTTGGTTTGCTTGTTATAATAAGGGAGGTGTTAAGATGATACAAAATAAAATAGAACTAAAACTATTAAAGATTTTAGACTTAGTACACTTAGCTAAGTTAAAACTTTTAGATGAGGAAGATATAACTTATGCAGAATTACATAAGATATATAACAAGGTTGAGTTGGTTTATGATACCATACAACAACAAAAAAACAGACCAGAGTATCATGGTATTAATGGCACTTTAAATACAACAATAAACAATAAACAGATAGGACATAATGACTAAACAAACAGAGAGCAAAGACTTTGAGTGGGCAAGTAGTTTTTATTTAAGTCAAGACTTACCTAAAGATTGGGATGTTATGGAGGATGATAAATTATTTTCCACACTTGAAGAGTTAGCCTGGCAACCCTTTGAATATTGGGATGGTGAAAGTATTTATAGAGAGATAGAAAATCTATCTTCATCTGTAAGAACATATATAAACAAGGAGAATAAGTAATGAGTGAACAAAGTAAGATACATATAATGGTAAGAAAATCTTGTAAGTATGGTAAAGATTTATATTATGTAGTTAATAAAGATGACTGTTGGCTACCAATTATATATGGACAACAAGCACTAACAAAACATAACATAGATTATTTGAAGATGACTAATAGATTTTCATTTGAACTTGAGAGAGAGGAACTGTAATGATACACTTACATATACTAGAGATAGAAAAAAATATAGATAATGGAACACAAGGATTTTCTTTAAAAGAATTTAGAGAATTTAGAGAACAGATAGAAAACTATTTAGATTCTAAAGAGAATGATTTAATAGATGAGGAGGAACTGTAATGTGGTTTATTATTTTTAATAAACAACCAGAGAAAGGGTGGAGATTATATACTAATCAAATCTTTGCTGAACAAAAAGACGCTGAAGAGTTTGCGTTGAAGAGTAAAAAGAGAGGTCAAAAGTTTGAGGTGTTGGAGTATAGTACTAACAACTTAGATAAGTATTGGGCTACTTAGTTATAGAGATAATTAAATATTGTAATGTATAGTATTATTAATAACCTTAAATATTCCTATATAATCTTTAGCAAATATTTTTGTTATCTAAAACAGAACATAGTATGTTATTATTGCATAGGTCTTATGTTGATATTGCATGGGTATGAACACAATTTAAACACAATTATAATATAATAACTAACAATAAAATAGGAGAAAATATATGACTGAAAAAGAAAAACAATTAGAGGAACAGCTTAGAGAAATGAATATTAAATTCATTAATCTAAAAGCTAAGGCAGAAGATTTAATAGCTGACTTAAACCAAGCAGAAACTATTAGACTTAAGTTAGTTAAACAATTAAAGTGGAAGAGGTTTGAAGATGAAAACAATTAAAGAAATTAAAGATGAGTTCAGTACTGATGAAATAAAAATACTGATAGAAATAATAAAGGGTAGACAAGACTTTGATGTAATGGAAACAGCTATCAGAGATTTTTATTTAGATGACTACAAACCAATAGAAAATTCTAATGAGTATGATAAAGAAATTTTATTAGAAAGATTAGAGTTTGATTTTGAAATGGGAGGTATAATATAATGGAAAAGAAATATAGAACTAAATTAAAACCAGACACAAAAAAAGTAGGACAGTTAGCTTATGAAAAACATTGGAGTGTAGTAGGCTTAGTGTCATCATTAAAGTATACAACAAAGGAGTTAGAGAAATGGGCAAAGTTAAACAAGCAATCATAGATGTACAAGAAGAGGTAGCTGATATAGTAAAAGGTAGTTTAATTAAAACACCTATATCATTACCAGATGTACAGACTATTCTATTCAAAAAGTATTGGCATAAGAATAACAATGAATATTTTTTGAATGAAGATGTAGTAATAGAAGCATACAAAAAAGCAATAGAAGACTTGGAGAATATGTAATGAGTGTAGATAAGCAAGGAGATTTAAGAATAGATAGTTGGTTAATAAAAATATTCTTAACTAATGGTGAAGAGAAAACAATAGTTGATTTACCAGAAGAGATTAGCCAATCAATAGATGAATACTTAACTGAAATAGAGGAGGACTTAATATGAAGTATTGGATGTGTGAATTTCATGAACAAAATGGTGAGCATGAATATACCTTTAGACATATATACAATGACAAGCAGTTAGAAGATATAGGACATGAAGGTGACGACCATGATTATAAAATATTAAATCATTTCTTTTATCAAAACATAACTAAAGAAGATGAAGATGGTGATGGTTATTGGACAGATGATGGGTGTAGAATAGTTAGGTTTGATGGTATGACCCAATGCTTTAAGAAAGATTTTAAAGTTATGGAGATGTGTGGGGTATACAAAGTAGGTGATGATGATTTAAGATTAAGATGGAATGATAAAGAAAAACATTATGAAGAATACTATGAAGAAAAATATAGAAGGGAAGGAGCAAGTACAATAAGACATGGATAGAAAAACACAATTTATATTTAGACTTAAATGTATAATAAAAAAATGTAGAGAGAATGGGTTATTTAATATAGCAATTAAACTAAAGGAGAAATATGACAAAAGAAATGCTCAAAGAAATACTTGAGGATTGGAACAGTTGGAAGTATGACATCATTGAAATGAATAATAGTGAGTGGACACAAAGAGATGAAAGCAAACTACATATGATAGGGGTTATACTTGAAGAGCAACTGCAAAAGAAAACAAATGAGTAAGAAGGTGAGAATAAAGACAGCTATCTATGGCAAGAAAGTATTTAGTAATAAGACTGAACTTAGTTATTATAAACATTATAAGAAATTAAATTTAGATAAAAAAATTATTAATGAATTACATACTGCAGTAGGTATTTGTGATGGACATATAAGAAGTGATACAGTAGAGGAGGAGTTAAAAGCATGGCAGTTCTTAATTGATACTGGTATGTGTTGGCAATTACAAGGATGGTTTAGTAGACAAGCAAACAACTTAATCTTAGCAGGAGTTTGCAAACAAAAAATATTAAATTAAACTTGACAATAATAAATAGGTGTGATAACAATGAGAACTTTTAAAAAAATAATAGTAAGATTGCGTATGTGGTATGCTGATATGAGAGGACATCATGGTAAGAGATGGAACTATGAGCCTTCAGAATGGTACATGGGCAGACATAACAAAAAGGATAAACATGAAAACAAAAAATAAAAAAGCAGTTAAGAAAACAAAACCTAAACAAGATTGGTTTGACAGTCATGTAGAGGTTATGGGATTTGGAGATAAAGAATCTAATAACAAACTTAAAGCTTTAATAAAACAACAAGTAATGAAGGGATTGGAGAGAACATAATGAAAAAGAAAAAGAAAAAACAAATTGATGTAGACTGTGGACACAATGAAGAGAGTGCTAACAATGTTTATATGTTTCACAATATAAAAAATAATATACATCTGTTTATAAATGCATATGATTTAGAAGACGCAATGGTGCAATTTGATTTATGTGACTTTGCATTTAGAAAAGAATGGAAAGTATTTTTAGAAACAGGACAACAACCAAGTTAATTAATAACAATCAACAGGAGTAATTATGGAAGATACTAAATTAAAAAAATATGTAGTGATGAGTAAGTTTAAACATGGAGATAGATTTATTTTAGAAAAACAATTTGTTAACAGACATAGTGCTGACCATTACTGTGAGTTAATGATTGAAGAAAATGAACATGAAAATCTAGAGTTCTTTTTGTTTGAACAAAGCGTAGCTTACAATGATAAAGTTAATGGTTAAGTTTGATGACAGAGGTACTGCAGACCTGGAGAGAATTATCGAAGAGCAAAAGCTTGAGATAGAAAACCTCCAGGCTGAGGTCAAGTACGAAAGATTATTAAGAACAAGAGGGTACTATAATAATGTACCTATGACTGAAGAAGAAGAGTATAGAAATGCAGGTATCAGTAAGGAAGAAGCTAATAAGTGTTGATTTTACTATGCTATTTGCTTGTTGCGAACAGTTAATAAATATGATAGGATTAAAATGCTAACAAAAAGACAACTACAATTATATAATTTTCTTAAAGTTCATTTTAAAAAGAATAAAATAATGCCTTCATTTGATGAGATACTTTTATTTATGAAGATGAAAAGTAAAGCACAAGCATTTCAAATGTTAGGCTACTTAGAATACAAAGGTTATATTAAAAGGAATCCTCATCAGGCAAGGGCAATACAAATTACAAAGGAGATATAAGGTGACTAAGTTTATTTTAAAGAAGACATATATTGATATGAAGTTAACAGTAGAAGATTATTTTGATGAGGTAAGTAATGAAAAGAAAATACAAAATAAAATTATCTTCTCTGATAATGCTAACATCATTACGAAAGAAGTAAAAGAAACAAGAAGTACTATAGAAGAGATAACAGAAAAAGAATACAAAGATAAAATTAAGAAAGCACACAATAAAAAAGCAAAGTCTGTTTCTTTTAAAGAAGTGGATAAAGAATAATGAGTGGTATAATTAAACAAGACTCTATTAGAAACCCTGCGTTTGGGAATAGAAATTTTAACTTGACACCAGAAATAATTTTATGGAGGTCTGTTATAGTTAGAACAATACTTGACGCATTGGATATTGATATTCATGCGTGGGGTATAGGAAGACTAGATATTATCAAGCAAGGTAATCTTTGGTTTGATACAAACAACAAAGACTTTAACCTAGTATGTGACTACGCTAATCTTCAATCTTATTTTGTATTAAAAATTTATAAGAAGATTGTAGAAAAGAATGGTAAGAAATTATTTCATGGTAAAAACTTGAATAAACTTTTACTAGAATACTTATGTACTTTTACAGAGGAACATTAATGAAACTAAATAACAATTCTAAGTTTGATATAGACTTAAAGTATGGACAAGTAAGAGAAAAAAGAGTAGCTGATTTGCTTGGTAAAGAACAAGTAGAAATAAAAACTGAAAGAAACTGGTGGAGAAAAACTGGAAACATTGCACTTGAATATGAGTATAGAGGTAAGCCATCTGGTATAGATAAGACTGAAGCTAAATGGTGGTTTCATATTTTAGAGTTAGATAAGAACGAACATTGTATGTTAGTGTTCAGAGTATCAAGACTAAAAAAGATTGTAAAGAAATATAAAAAAACACACACTAAAAACATAGGAGATTATAGAGCAAGTAAATGTGTGGTGCTTCCATTAAAAGAATTATTTAATGAGGAGTGTATAAAAATATAACTATGAGCAGTAAAGATTTATTAACAGAATACAAACTTACGATAGCTGAATTAACTAAAGAAAAAAAAGATGCAGTTGAATTAGTTGCTATCAAAGATAGTAAGATTAAAAAGATTCTAATACAATTAGAACAAGCAAACTCAGATGTTCAAGCCTTAGGTTCTAAGATTGCTGAACTACAAGAGAAGCTGTCTAAGAAAGAAACTATCAAGAGAACTATTAATAAAAAGATAGATGAAATCTTAGAAAAAAAAGATGAAGAAACAGTTGACAAGGATGATTAATTATGATAAAGATTATTTATGTCAAATAAATTAACAAATACAATGAGGTATAAAAAATGGCACAAGTAGAAGGCACAGCGTATTGGGCTTCTTTAACAAGACCCAATGAAAAGTTTGAACCAATGTGGAGAATTGACTTAGCAGTTGATGACAACACAGCAACAGACTTAGCTAAAGAAGGTATAACTTTAGGAGAAACAGTTATAGATGGCAACACTATTAAGAATGTTGTTAAGTTTAAAAGAAAAGTTTCTAAAGCAAATGGTGACAAGAATCAACCACCATCATTAGTTGATGGACAGAAGCAACCACTAGATAAAATAGTTGGTAATGGTTCTAAGGTTGTAGTAATGTATAAATCTTATGACTGGAATTACAAAGGTAAGACTGGTAAAGGTTTAGATTTACAAGCAGTTCAAGTTAAGAATCTAGTAGAGTACACACCTAAAGAAGACTTTGACATAGTGACACCAACAGAATCTGGTGTTGATATTAAAGAAGACTTCTAGTTACAACTAGCCATAAGTCTAATGGCAGTTTCATTATACTTATCTCCTGGGGAGAGTCGGATAAAACTGGCTCTCCTTTTTTATGAAAACAACAATTACAAAGGGCGACTATGGAAGAAATAAATAAAAATGGATTTGTAAAATTTCACTTACCCTGTCCACTATGTTCAAGTAGTGACGCAGTATCTGTCAATGCAGATAATTCAGCTTATTGTTTTTCATGTCAACAATATATAAGGGAATACGATATGGAAATTACAGAAGGTACAACGAATGGTGCGAATGAATACGAAGTAAAAGATTACTTAAAAGAATCTAACTATGCAGAAATTATAGATAGAAATATAAAAGAAGATAGCTGTAAACGATATGGCGTTTCAGTTAAGATGGATAGCATGGGTACAATTACTCATCATTACTATCCTTATCATGACAAACAAGGTGCAAAGGTTGCAACCAAAACAAGATACACTAAGCTAAAAGAATTTAGTCTTCAAGGTAATACTAAAAACTCTGGACTGTTTGGTGAGCATTTGTTTAAAAGAAATAAATACGTTATCATTACTGAAGGTGAGTTAGATTGTTTATCAGCTTATCAAATGTTTAAGACTGACAAGTATGAAACACCTGTGGTTAGTATTAAGAATGGTATTACTTCAGCAGTTAAAGATATTAAATCAAGTTTAGAATGGTTAGAAAGTAGCTTTGATAATATCATTTTAAATTTTGATAATGATAAACATGGGATAGAGGGTGCATTAAAAGTAGCTGAACTATTTAGTCCAGGCAAATGTAAAATTATGTACCTACCTGAAGGATTAAAAGATGCTTCAGATTGTTTAACTAAAAATAATATACAAGCATACACTAAAGCTTTTTGGGATGCAAAATTATATGCACCAGACGGTATCATTAATGCTAATGTTTTATTTGATGAGATAGCAAAACCTATATCAAAAGCATTTGTTCAATATCCATTTGAAGGTATGAATAAAATTACTTATGGAATAAGACCTGCTGAATTAGTTACGTTTACTGCAGGGTCTGGTCTAGGTAAAACACAAGTGATGAGAGAAGTAGTTCACTTTATGCTTAAGTCAACTGAAGATAATATTGGTTTGTTAATGTTAGAAGAAACACCTGTCATTACTTCTAAAGGTTTGATGAGTGTTGAAGCAAATCAAAGATTACATTTACCAGATGTTCATGTAAGTAAAGAAGAATTAAAAACTTACTTTGATGCAACAGTAGGTACTGGTAGAGTTTATATGTTTGACCACTTTGGTTCTAACTCAATTGATAATATAGTTTCAAGAGTAAGATACTTAGCTAAAGGTTTAGATTGTAAGTATGTTGTTATTGACCATGTTAGTATCATTGTATCAGACCAATCTTCAGGTGATGAACGTAGAGCATTGGATGAAATTATGACTAGACTTAGAACACTTGTACAAGAAACAGGTATTGCTATGATAGTTGTATCTCACTTAAGAAGACCAGAAGGTAAAGGACATGAAGAGGGTGCAGCAACTTCACTATCACAGTTAAGAGGTTCAGCTTCTATCGGACAACTATCAGATATGGTTATCGGATTAGAAAGAGATGCACAAAATGATGACCCTATTATTAGAAATACAACAAGAGTTAGAGTATTAAAGAATAGATTCTCTGGTACTACTGGTCCTTGTTGTGACTTATTATATGACCCAGATACTGGTAGATTAAATGAGGTGAAAATAGATGACCTTTAATCAGGTAGTCTTCGATGTTGAAACAACGATGACTGCTGATAAAGTATGGTGCATTGTTTGTAAACATGGAGAAACTTATTATCAATTTACTGATGGTAAGAATCTTCATAGGTTCGAAGACTTTGCAAAACAAACTAAAGAATTTATAGGACACAATATCATAGGCTTTGATATACCTGTTCTTAATAAATTTTTTGGTAAAGACTTATTTAAAGATTGTAAGATAACTGATACCTTAGTTCTTTCAAGATTATTTAATCCTATATTAGAGGGTGGACACTCACTAAAAAATTGGGGCTTAAAGTTTGGAGGTCAAGGTAAAATTCAGTTTGAACAATTTGATTATCTTAGTGATGAGATGTTAACTTACTGTAGAAATGATGTAGCTTTAACAGAAAAGTTATATAAATTTCTAAAAAGAAACATGACTGAATTTGGTCAGTCAATAGAGTTAGAACATAAGGTTGCAGAGATAATTCAAAAACAACATGAGTCAGGATTTAAACTTGATATAGTAGAAGCTTATAGTTTACAAGCAAAGTTTCAAGAAGACATGAATGACTTAACTACGACTGTAAGAAAAACTTTTCCTCCATTAAAGATAGAAGAAGAGTTTATTCCAAAGTCTAATAACAAAGCAAGAGGTTATGTTAAAGGAGTTCCTTTTACTAAGGTTACGTTTAAGGAATTTAATTTAGGTTCAAGACAACAGATAGCTGAACGATTGATGTTACTTGGGTGGAAGCCTAAGAAGAAAACAGATAAAGGTCATGTGATTGTTGATGAAAAAGTATTAAGTGAGATACATAATATTCCTGAAGCTAAATTAATAAACAGGTTTCTTATGCTCCAGAAAAGAATTGCTCAAGTAAGTTCTTGGATAGAAGCTATAAGAGAAGATGGTAGAGTACATGGCAGAGTAATAACCAATGGTACAATTACAGGAAGGATGAGTCACCAGTCGCCCAACATGGCTCAAATTCCTGCTGTGTACTCACCATATGGTAAAGAATGTAGGGCATTATGGATAGTAAACAAAGGTTATAAACTAGTAGGAGTTGACGCTTCAGGACTTGAGTTGAGGATGTTAGCACACTACATGAATGATAAGGATTATATACATGAAGTCGTTAATGGAGATATACACACAGCAAATCAAATTGCTGCTGGTCTGGAATCAAGAGAT